AAGAGGTCGATGCGCTGTGCGTGGCGTTCCTTCTGGAGACCGGGTTCAGGCGCGGGGAGCTGCTGTACAAGCTGGCGCCCGATCAGATCACAATCGAACAGGTGCAGGGCGAAGAGGGAACGGCTGTTCCTGTCGGAGTGGTGCGGCTGCATAAGGGACAGACGAAGAACAATAGGGGCCGTGTGGCAATCCTTTCGGCAGACTTGGCGAAGAACATCAGGGCTCTAATTGCGACCAAAAGCCTGCCTGATGGCGTGCAGCTGTTAAGGCACTTCAAAAAGGCGTGCGAGGCTGCGGGGTACTCTGGAAACCTCGTGCTCCACTCCCTGCGCCATACACGCAACACGCGTCTCCGCAAGGCCGGCATCACGAAGGAAATGCGCAAGCAATTACTGGGACATATGAGCGACGAGGCCAACGCCATCTACGACCACACGGATCTTGAGGATCACCTCATGGTTGCGAAAAAAGTCGAGGAGTATGCGGGGGACCGGCGCAAAAAAGGCCCCATTGGCGAAGTTGTTGCATTCGGAAAAGTGAGCTGATACAGCCACTTGCTATGGGGCCACGTGGGAGAGTGGTTATTCAGCGGTCTGCAAAACCGACTGTCAACTAGCTGCCACTTGTAAATAGATCTTTCCTCCCTATAAGACACGACGGGGTCGCTTCGGCGGCCCTGTTTTACGACCAGATACCTGCCACCTGTAAAACTACGGGGACTTGAGCACTCAGTGCAATGTGATCAAGCACTTAGCAGCCAAGCCCACTGACCTTCACCAGAAAGCGCTTCGAAAGGACGTCCCCACGATGGACACGAATTCCCTCCTTAAGGACCCCAAGGTTCTCCACGTTGAGCTGGAGCTGTCCGCTGAGAAGCAGGACAAACTCTATGACCGAGCGATGACCAACGTTGGCTATGGGGCCACTACTGGTGGATTGGCTATCACCAACAAATTCCTCCCCTTGGTGATCGCAGAGGTCACTAAGGCTTTCTCCGAGCCCTCACGTTCCGACAGCCTAGCCTTTCAGATCGAGCGCCAGCTTCGCCAGATCGGTGCTCCCCAGGTTGCCTTGTGTATCCTGCAGTCCGGCCTTCACGCTGTGGCCATGGAGAGCACCCAGGTTACCGCGGCGCTCACTATTGGCAACGCGCTCAATGATGAGCTGTGGGCTGCTGGTCTCCTCAAGGCGAACCGTAAGCTGGCCGAGAACATCGCCCAGAAGGTCCGCCAGCAGTACGGCGACGTCGGGCTCCGCAAGCAGCAGGCCAAGAAGCTCGCGGCCAAGCTGGGCGCATTTACGCTCCCTGACTGGACCGAGGAGATGCTGGCGCACGCGGGGACCTGGGGGATGAACATCCTCCTCACGGCGATGCCCGACGTGTTCCAGCTCACCGAGCAGGCCCATATGCGGGCTGACCGCGAGTGGGCGATCACCGACGAGGGCATGGCGCTGGGGCAGGATGCCGTTGCTGAGGCCGTGCTCAAGAGCCCCGTGTATCAGCCGCGCACCGAGGTGCCGAAGGCTTGGGACAGGTTCGTGATGAACGTGGCCGAGGACGACCGCACGATGGCGCGGGCCCAGCTGCTCCGCACGTCCCACAAGGACATCATGAGCGCAGCGGCCCACGCAATCCGCACAGGCACTGCGGCGCCGGCCCTCAAGGCCATCAACACGCTGCAGTCGGTACCGTTCAAGATCAACACGTGGATCATGGACGTCATCCAGTCCTGCTACGACAAGGGCCTCCGCGTCGAGGGACTTCCGTATCGCAACGGCTTCAAGGTCCCCAAGCGGGCCTCTGACGCCGAGTTCAAGGCCATGCCGGTCGAGGAGCGCAAGCTGCTCGCCAAGACCATCAAGGGCCTCAAGAGGGCGAACAAGGCCAACGTCGTCGACACCTTCGCGTTCAAGCAGGACATGGAGGTTGCGAAGCGACAGGCTGTGGTCGAGCAGTTCTACTGCCCGATGAATATGGACTGGCGCGGCCGGGTGTACGCCCTGACGCACTTCAACTTCCAGAGAGAGGACCGTGTGCGGTCGATGTTCCTGTTCGCCAATGGTGAAGCCATCGGTGAGGAGGGGATCTACTGGCTCAAGGTCCACGTGGCCAACTGCGGCGCGTTCGACAAGATCGACAAGAAGCCAATCGAGGAGAGGGTCAAATGGGTCGACGAGCATCTGACGGACCTAGTGGCGTACGTTACGTCACCGCTGACGAACTTAGGATGGACGCAAGCCGACAGTCCCTTCTTGTTCCTCGCGTCTACCCGAGAGCTTGTTGCGTGTTTGGCCGAAGGTGTGACGCGCTCTTGCCATCTGCCTGTTTCCTTCGACGGCAGCTGCTCGGGCCTTCAGCATCTCGCAGCGATGACACTGGCTCCCGAGGGCTCCCACGTCAACCTGACGAATAACGCGGCCCCGTCTGACGTCTACCAGCTGGTGGCCGACCTCGCCAAGAAGCGGATCGAGGCCGACCTCACCAGCGACGAGATGCTGGGCAAGGACGAGAAGGCCCGCCCTGTGAAAGCGCTGGCCGCACTGGCCCTCGCGTTCGGTGTCGACCGCAAGCTCGTCAAGCGCAACGTGATGACCTTCGCCTATTCCTCGAAAGAGTTCGGCATGTCCGAGCAGCACTTCGAGGACACGATGGAGCCTCTGGAACTGAAGCTCCTCAAGAAGGAAATCGACGCGCACCCCTTCGGCGAAAGTGAGGAAGAGTGGAGGCAGTGCAGCCGCTACTTGGCCAAGCGTGTCCTGGCGGCCATCAAGGACGTCGTGAAGGGCCCCGCGCAGGCCATGGAGTTCATGCAGAAGCTTGCGAAGGCCCTGGCCCACGAAGGCAAGCCCCTCTCATGGACGTCGCCGGCCGGCCTCCCGTGCATCAACCGCTACCACGAGAACACCACCGAGGTGATCGAGCTGTGGTGCTACGACAAGGGCGTCAAGCTGCGCACCCAGGTCACGGTTGCCACGGGCTACGAGACGCCCATCGCGAAGGAGAAGGCGGCAGCAGGGATTGCTCCAAACTTCGTTCATTCGCACGACGCAGCCCATCTGCTGCTCACCGTCGCGGCTTCGGCCGACGAAGGCATCGCTGACATCGCAACGGTCCACGACAGCTTCGGCTGTTTGCCGTCGCGGGCCACGCGCTTCAACCAGATCATCAGGGAGCAATTCCTGAAGATGTACACCGACCACGACGTGCTCACCGAACTACTGGAGAGCGCGAGGACTGCACTGACGCCAGCGAACCACTGGCGCCTTGATGAAGCCATTGCAGCGATGCCGCAGAAAGGCACGCTCGACCTCACGGAGATCCTACATGCTCGATACGCGTTTGCCTGATTACGACACCGTCCGCTCGCTGACGCTTCAGCAGCGCGTGTGGAACGCCCTGATCCCGAAGGCGGCAGTGGAGTTCAAGATCGAGCCCGAGGGCGTGCGCTATCTGCACGCCACCAAGGGCTGGAAGTGGGTCGGCAAGAAGCGCTTCGCGATCCGCGGAGTGATGTGATGCCCAGCCCGCAATGCACCTGCGACGAAGAGACCGAGGAGCATGAGTGCCCTTGGCAGTGCGACGTGAAGAACAACTACGAGCCCTACTGCTCGTGCTGTGAAGCCTGTGAGCGCGAATGCGCGCGTGACATCTGAAGGAGATCATCTGATGGAATACCAAGCGAAGCATTCGTCCCCTGACCGCGTCTTCCGTGCGGCTGTGCTCAACGGCGTCCCTGTGCCCGAGCAGGCCCGTGCGGTCCTTGAGGCCCGTGGTGTTGACACCGCGGAGCTGGAAGCGCGCATCCGCCAGCAGATCGAGTGGAGGCACTGATGGATCACTACGACTACCACATCGAGTTCGGCGATGACGCGGACTACGTCGTCTACGTCGCATGGACCGAGCACGGGCCCTACGAGTTGGCGCAGTGGATGATCCCCGGCACCGAGCTGGAGGACTGATGCCCTCATACCTCCACTACGTCGGCGAGCCTTTCCCACCGCCGAAGCACGAGTGGCGCACCGACCACCTCTACTCGACCAAGCAGACCCCTCGCGGGTCTGTTGTCGTTTTGGGGGACCGCATCATCTCCGAGCACGAGATGCCGACCGCAATCGCCCAGCAGACCGCTGATTGGCTCAATCACAGGAAGACCGCATGACCTACGTTACCCTCGTCAACGCGATGGATTGGCAGGCGACCATGGCCCTGAAGGCCTATCGCAAGCGGGACTACGAGGCCTATCGCCGCCACATCCGCATCCGCGATGCCCTCGGGGCCTACACGGGGCACCGCTGATGGAAGGTCCGTACACCACCGCACCGAACAAGGACGGCCGGGGCTACGACGTGGTCCGCATGGCGCCGTCCGTGATTGCCACTGAGCTGAAGCTGGGGGAGGCCGACGCGCTCGCGTTCGCGCTCAACACCCAGGTCCGCATTATCGAAGGGAAGCTGAAGTGAAGTTCAAATCTGACGGATGTGGCTGGCGTGACCTCGTAATCGGGGACACCAGCGGCGACCACCTGCAGGTAAGCGTTGACGTAGGCGACAATGCCTTCATCGCCGTGACCTCGGGGCGCACCTACGCCGCCCACGACCTGACGCGAAAACAACTGCTGCGTCTGGCTTTCAATATCCTCAAGGAGCTTTCCAAGTGAAGATGAAGAACCGAGCCACCATCCACATGGGTGCCAGCAAGTTCACCGTGAACGTCAACGACGGCCACGGCAATGGAGTTGAGTTCGACCTCTACGCCATGAACAAGGACGAGCGCCGCAACTTCACCCGCGAGTTCGTGAAGGCATTCAGAGCGTCGTGAAGTATCTCATCGCGCTACAGGTTGTCCTCACGCTGATCGTGGGGGCCTGCGTGGTCGTCGAGCCATCACCCATCACTCTGATGAACCTGATTATGTGCATCGGGTTCACGGGTGCGTCTATGGCCTGGGTGATCGACTGATGTTCGAACACATCTTCCTCTCGTACATGGCCGTGGTCCTGCTCCTCGGGGCGCTGGCATGTATCGCCGAGTAACCGCGGGGGCCCTGGTGGCCCTCGTTTTCATTTCGACCGCACAGGCCGGCCCGTCCTGCACCCTCAAGCATCCCCGCGGCTACCACGTGCCTCATGGGACCAATAAGAAGCCGCTGAAGATCTGCACTGGCGGCGACCTCCAATCAACCTGGGGCACCTGCGTGTCCCGATTTACGGCCTAGGAGCCAACGACTGATGTTCTCCAAAATCTGGAACTACCTCGTCAACGTCGAGCAGACGGTCGAGCACGACGTCGAGGCGATCATCTCGACCTTCACGAACACCGTGGCCAAGCTGGAAGCAGCGGCCGTCTCCAAGACTGCGGAAGCAGCCGAGCACTTCGCGGCCTCTGACGCGCACGAACAGCTCGCGGCTGAAGCCACTGCTGCGGCCTCCAAGGCAACCGCCGTCGCCGCCAAGATCAAGGAACTGGTCGCCTAATGCACCACATCCACATCTCCACCGGCTTCATGTTCCTCACCGCTGTCTTCGTGATCGGCCTCGTGGGCGTTGTGCTCGCGTTCGTCGCCTCGGTGAAGAAGGACCGTCGCGCGGCTGACGTTACCATCGAACGCGCCAAGCTGGACGCTGCGTATCGTGCAGCCCATCCGGTGCGGCCCACGGCCGACGAGATCCAGCAGGTCCACGGTGAGCGCATCGAAGCTCGTCAGGCTGTCAACGGCTGGCCCATGCCCGGCGACAAGTTCGTCGAGCAGCGCCCGTCTACGGCCGAGGTTCAGCACTTCATGCCCCGCATGGGTGGCTACGCGCCCATGGCCACAGCGGCCCCTGTGTACGTCCACGATCCGCTGACCGGCCTCGCGACCGGAATGCTGATCGGCTCGGCCCTGGGCCACAGCCACGACCACACGACCATCATCCACGACAGCTCGCCGTCCTACGTGGACAGCAGCCCCTCGTACAGCTCGTCGTCCTCGTCTTCGGACAGCGGGTTCTCCTACAGCAGCGACAGCGGCTCGTCGTCCTATGACAGCGGCTCTTCCTCTGGCTTCGACGCCAGCTGGTAATTTCGAAAGACCACACGCTTTTCCATGACCAAGAAGATTAACGCTACTCTGCCGAAAGGCACCCTTGTCTTCCCGAAGCTCAACAAGCCGGATGACTTCAAGGGCAAGCGCACGTTCAAGACCCGCATCAAGTTCGACGACGAAGCCCACCGCAAGGTGGACGCGTGGTTGCGCAAGGGCGCCAAGGAGCTGGGACACCCGGATGCCAAGCTGCCCTGGTACAAGGACAAGAAGACAGGCGAGCTGACGCTCAAGGTCGCCTCGGGCGAGAAGTATCCCCCGGCTCTCCTCGACGCGAAGGGCAAAGAGATCCCGCGCGCCAAGGTCGAGGTCGGTGGTGGCACCATCGCGAAGGTCGACGTTAACCTCTCGTATTACGAGGGCTTCGGCGGCGGCTTCAATCTGTACATGAACTTCGTGCAGATCATCGAGCTGCAGAAGAAGGGCTTCAACGTCCAAGAGGAGGAAGGCTTCTCCTACGAGGACGACGGCGACGAGGGCGACACCTCGGCCCCGCAGACCCAGACGGATCTCGACGACGACATTCCGTTCTGATGTCGAAGCCCGCGCTCACTATCGAGCCTGAGTATCGCTCAAAGCTCGAAAAGGATGTCGCGGAGAAGCTCGCCGCAGCCGGTGTGGAGTTTGGCTACGAAAGTCGCCACGTTCCCTACACCGTGCCTGCGCGCGAGGCCAAGTACCTCCCAGACTTCTCGTTCGAAGGCTGTCCGATCATCATCGAGCCCAAGGGCCGCTTCGGCGGCAACTACGAGGGCTTCGGTGGTCGACGGATGGTCGGCACCAAGGACGCAGCGGTCAAGGAGAGACAGAAGTTCATCCTGCTCAAGGAACAACATCCCGAGCTGGACATCCGCTTCATCTTCTCCCGCGCCTCCACCCCGATCTACCCCAAGTCAAAGACCAGCTACGGCAAATGGGCCACGGACCACGGCTTTCTTTGGGCCGAGAAGGTCATGCCCGACGCCTGGGCTGAAGAGATTAAAGCGTACCTGAAGCAATCCAAAAAGCGAAAGTGACCTGACATGTCCGACACGTTCACCATCGGCTCCACGACTGATCTGACCACCGACATCAACCTCGCTCCGCAGTGCCGTACGATCCTCACGCACCTGAAGCGTGGCAAGACGATCACCAACAACGAGAGCATGCTGGTGTACGGGATCTTCCGCCTGTCGGACGTGATCAACAAGCTCCGCAACAAGGGCTACGACATCGAGACCGAAGTGAAGCGGGACGAAGTCGGCCGGCGTTACTCCTCGTACAAGCTGTCCTAATGCCTTCCAGTAAAGGCCCCTGTCCCTGTGGAGTGAGCAGCGATGCGTTCACCACCTACGAGGACGGGGGCGTCTGGTGCTTCAGCTGCCAAGACCCCAAGAACTTCAGACAAGCAGGTAAGGTGCAAACACCAGACGACGACTTCGCAGAGAAGCCGAAGAAGAGCTTCACCCCGATCAAGGGGCACTACGCGGATCTGACGGCTCGCGGGATCACCGAAGAGACCTGCAAGAAATGCGACTACCAGATCGGCGAGACGGACAGCGGGAAGCGCGTCCACATCCAGCTGATCAAGGACGACAACGGTCGCCTGATCGACCAGAAGACCCGCGACAAGGACAAGCAGTTCGCATGGGTGGGTGGCAGCAAGTATGCCGGCATCATCGGCAGCTGGTCCTGGCCCGCCAAGGGCAAGTCCGTGGTGATCACCGAGGGCGAGCTGGACCGCATGTCCATCTCCCAGGCCTTCGACAACAAGTGGCCTACAGGCTCGCTCCCCAACGGAGCCTCAACGGCGAAGAAGGCCATCCTGGCGGACTACGAGAAGCTCTGCCGCTTCGACAGCATCATCCTGTGCTTCGACAACGACGCGCCAGGACAGGAGGCCCTCAAGGTCGCCTGTGAGACGCTGCCGGTCGGCAAGGTCAAGATCATGTCCCTGCCCAAGAAGGACGCCAACGCGGTCCTGATGGACAAGGACCTGGGCCCCGCGGTGCTCGTGCGCGCCTTCTGGGATAGCACGCCCTACAGGCCCGATGGGATCCGTGACGGCACCGACTTCTCCGTTACGCGGATGAAGCAGAAGCGGAAGCAGGGTGTCACGCTGCCGTTCCCGAAGCTCAACGAGATGTGGGCAGGGGACCGCGACGGAGAGGTGACGACTATCATCGCCGGCTCCGGTATCGGCAAGAGCACCATCGCGCGCAACATTGCGTATCACGTCCGCATGGAGCACGGCTTCAAGATCGGCAACATCTTCCTTGAGGAAGACAACGACACGACCGTGAAAGCGTATATCGGCCTGCACCGCGAGAGGCCTCTGCGCCAGCTGGTGTCCGAGCCTGACGCGTTG